GCAAATAGATAGTTTGGTAAATAGGTTGATTATTCCTCCGGAAGCAACACCGCAATATATACATATTGATAACGTTAAACCTCTTGGTTTAACCTATTTTAATGGCGACACTTTGATAAGTGATATTTATGGTGGCGCAGTTATAAATCCAGACGATAACGAAAGATACCTGGTTCCTTCCTCTCCAAATATAAGCTATAAAACATATAATTCTTCAAATGTAGAAATTTCTACGCCGGAATACTTTGATTCCGCTACAATAAACTATAATGCAACCCCTTCATATTTTACTTTTGAGTCGGCAAGTAATAATTTTTATCCGATTTATTTTACAAAATACAGTTCATTTACATCTCAAACTACTCCTCAGCTATTTAGTGGATACATAGATTCTCTGGAAAATGTTTATGAAAGTACAGATGAAGCAAACAATATATTCTTTAATTCAGATGATTTTCTAAAAAAGATATCTTTATCTAAAGATTCTTTTGGGTTAGATTCAGACACCACTTATATTGTCAAGGATGCACAGCTAATATCCGAAACACAATATATTGATCCATATGTCAATAACAAAAATTCTTTGATTCTAGGTTTGACTAGCGCATTTGCAGACAACGAAAATGTTGATATTGATGTAAGAATTGCTAGAGATGCCCAAGATGTAGTTCAAAATAATCCAGCACTTCATACGGGTTGGTTATATTTAGATGAAAACGAATATTACATATACTCTAATCCTGTCACAGATTCTGCTACAGGAAGATTCTTTTCTCTGCCACTCAGTCAGTATCCTAGATCTGGCTCACCGATAATGGTGACAGTTGGTGAAGAAAATTATAGAAATATTCTTTTCGAAGACGCAGCAACGCCGGGTAATATTGTATTTAATAATACAGAAGATATTTATGGCAATGTAAGCAATGCCATTTATCTAGCATATGAAAATGTTGAAAACATTTCAGTTAAAGACTCATATACTGGAGTTGAGTTATTTAGCAATTTATCAACCTCTACAAATGAACTCAGCTGCTTCAGTGAGGCCACACCGTCGGTTTATGGAAGAAAATACACCGTCAATTACGATGTAAAAAATGCCTGGTATGTTGATAAAAATGTATACGATGAGAATACTGATAGCTATAATTCAAATATCTACTTTAGCTCCACTCCTAATGCAAGTGAAATCTACTCTATTACCTATGAGTCTTCGCTAAATGACAATACCTATTCCATAGATCTATCCTTAGTCCCATCTACCAATCCTATAGATGAAGGATTCATTTATGTGTCAAAAACAGACTACCCATTTAGTTCCGCCAAAACATTATTGTCTCCTGCAAATATATCCAATTCACAAGATGACTTGATGTATCTAACTATAATATCTTACGATGAAAATAATAATTTCAAGCCTGGTCAAACCTTCCATGTTTATGGAGATATAGTTTCAGCTACACCAGCTTATGTCACAACAAATGACAATGGAATAGGGAAAGCCATAATTAGATATTCGTATACCGGAGAAGAAGTATACGAGTCAAGCAATTTATATGTATCTGGAATTGGTTCGGCAACTCCATATGGTGGCATAAATAGCCAGAGTCAAGGTTATGTGACATCAGTGCCATTTGGTGTAAATATATCAGATCCCAAGATCCTAAGATTAAAAGCCGCTCCATCTTCTCTGATAATCAACGCCGGCTCAGATCAAGGTATCTCCATAGTGGGACAGGTGGTTTGGGATGATCAGCCTTGGCCCAAGGTACTGCCTGTTTCCTGGAATAAGGCTAGAACACTAAAAGATTTGTTTGCAGCAACACCAGACTATACAACGTATACTTCTTCGGATGGAAAATTGGAAATAGCCAATATTGCAACTGCGCAAGACTCAGCGACTCCGGGATACTGGTTTGCTAGAGTAAATATTTCAAATGAAGAGTACGCTAAAAGCATTTTGTTGGCAGATCAAGAAATTAATGCAGGACAAGACGTTACTATATCTGGAGATGTTATTTATTGGTATGAATCCTATGATACAATTCAGTATGACCAAGAATTAAGCCCACCCTTACCCAATATTTATACTTCAAATAAACAGCAAGGTTCAGAAATCATAGCAACTCCTAACTTTGTTTATAAGCATAGCGATTCAAATACTATTGTTTATAGTAGCGCAACTCCGAATTGGAGTCCGCCAAGATGGGTGCCGTTAAGAAAGTATGACCAATATCAAATGGGAATTTTTGGCTCAACACCAAACCATATATCTGATTATGAGTTAGTTCACCCGGATCATGAGGAACAATGATGGAAAAATTTGTTAACTTGACAGATTCCAATAATGAAAAATCAATTAAGATTGGCCAGAATGCCCCAAGTGATTCCGCTGTTCTAGCTTGGTTTAATGTAGATCCAATTTCTCCTGAAAAAAATGTCACAATATTTGATTTATCAGGGACTATATTGGAAAATCGCATCCCACTTTCTGGTCAATCAGAACTAATGTATGCGGACGAGTTTGGCATTTTGACAAGGCCAGATGGGTCATCTATTATTTCAAATAACAACATAAGCGTTAGCAATGTATTTGTGGATAAAATTACATCTTCACAAAAAGTTGATCCTCTGCAAGTAGATAGTGATAATTTTGCTCATCATTATTATGTCAGCAGATACTTTACTGTACTGCCAGCTGTCTTTTCTGTCATAACCTTAAATGATTATCTTGATAGCGCACGTATTTCGGAAGTTGGCATAAAGATTATAGATCAGTATGGAAAAGAATACGTAGACGAAGACACCAATAAGCCTAAGTATAAAATATTATTGGAACCATTTAAAACTGATTATAATATAAACGATTCCGAACTTCCATACAAAATTTTAGTCTTCTTAGATACTACAACACCTGTTGGTCTAAAGTTAATTTATAATAAATTTGAAGTAGATGAAAAAGGAAAAAGACACAATCATCAGCTCAGGTATACCGAAAATATTAATTCGGTCCCAATGTTTAAGGAGCTACCAGAAGAGTCGTTTGTTATAGATCCAAATTATATTGGATCAAATATTTTTTCTATTAAAAAAGTGGACAACAGATTCGTAAACACATATGGTCAATCTAATGTAATCAAAAATGGTTATCAAGCCATAGTGCCAAGCAAGGCTATTAAGGATTATAGAACATATGAAGTATTCAATTGGAGAATAATAGGCAGGGTTAAAAGAGCTCTTAATTTAACAGAAGTAAACTTTGGTTCCAATAGAACAGTAAATTCTTGCATACTATACTCTGGCGAAACTAGCAGTTCAAACATCAACCCATACACAATATATAGATTACAAAATTCACCTTTTAACTTATCTAACTTTAATTTTCAAAATCCATTAGCCAATACACAAAACAAAAACACCAGTGCGTACTGGCTTACAAATATTGATACCGTCAGCACGCAAGACTTATCTCAGTATGACATTATTTTTTGGTCACCAGATTTTTCAGTTACTCCACTTCAGGCGCAAAAGATCAATGATTACATCACAAATAAGTTTGGCACTATATTCTTAGACTTAAGCAATTGCCCCAATGCTCAAAGATTGTTCTGTGGTTCACAATTGCAAATGGCCGAGTCAGTATCGGCAACCACCGCATCGATGAATGCTGATAATTATATTATAGATTCCAATAAAAATGGTGGCTGGGATATAAATGATAACATTTTTGAAAAAACTTATTATGGTATATTTGGGTCTAGGTATACAAGAGATTTAAATCCTAAGACATATAAGTATTTTTCCAATACGACTTCTGGCAATAGTTTTGTTAAGGTTGGACCAACAACAGGATCCCAACAAACTATAGGTACTGCTATATCATATTCTCCAGCTGTAGATAACTTATCTAAGGGCAATGTCATAGCTACAACCTTTCCTGTGATGGAATACTGCAATAAAGTGTATTCATTGTCAGCATCGGAAATACCAGTTAATGATAACAATGAAAGTACACACGCCGGAAATATTGAAACAGAAAATGTACTGCCAGCAATTATAGAAGGGCCGTTCAAACTGCTGTACAATACAATTTCTTATGCCCTTTATTCAAAGGCTAGATCGCAACAATCTTCTTCCGTCATATCTTCTTTAACTAATTTTGTTACAGACTGGAATTCATCATGGGTCATGTATAGTGACGCCCTGGATGACTCTGAGAAAAATGATTTTGAAATAACTCCAATTTCACCTTCAACATCAGTATATGCCAGAGTACTGACCAAGAACGCAGCGTCAAGCAATACTAGTTTATTTAATTATTTTAAAGAAAAAATGTCATTAAAATTACCAGCAACACAAGTATCAATTTTGTCAGAGATATCTGTTAATGATGTGGATTTTTTCATTGAAGTAACTAATCCTGATGTTTTAATTAAAGACGCAACCAAATTGTCGGACACTGATTTGGCAAATATCAATGTACCATCTTCGTATAGTTTACATGAGATAAATGAATCAACCGGAGATACTGCGCATCCAGCAAATGCTGCAGCGTATGCATATACCATAAAGTACTCAAAATCCCTTACTCCTATTTCCGGGATGGGACCATACGCCTTGCTGGAAAGGCCTATAAATAGTTCTTCAAGTAGACAGCTGCTAAGTGGATTTAATCCTTCTTCTGGTTTTCATTCGTATTCGTTTAGATTAAAGTCTTCTTTTGTTTCATATGAAGGAATTGATCAGCCGACAGTTTTCCAAACTAAGTTAAATGGCGAATTAACATATGATTTAATGGGCACCATAAAGAGAACTAGAACTACTGTTATTGTTCCAGAGCCAGCGCTGAGAACTTTAAAGACTTCTTCTATAAAATCTGCTATCGATGATTATGATTTATTAAGAGCTCAATCTACTTCTGAAACATCTAACGTATTCCCTTATACGGGCGACATCGAAATACATGGCGAAACAAGAATATGGAAGCAGGGATGGGATTCGTCTGGTGATGGAACTGAAAGATTCTTGTCCATAGAAGATGCGCGTGCGGTAGGGGACTACCTTAGCTCTTTGTACATTTCAAATTATTATCAGCTAAATCCGCCAACAATCTATGCGTCGCCAGACAGAATTGAGCAAAGAATAAACAAAATACCAACATCTGTTGAAGTAGCAGCGCAAACCATTCCGCAGATGACATCTAGCTCTGATTTCAAGTCGATCAGTCTTGATTATCATAATCAGAATAAAATTCAGCTAGCTGGTCCAGGATATGACTCATTTATAATTGCCGAATGGAGATATTGGCTGAAAGATGGATCAATGTCAGGAAGATCTTATGATATTGGCATTGTATCAAAATATAGCCTAGGTGAATACAGCGTTCACATCGGTAAAGCTAAATCAGACGGTAAAGTACAAATGCTACTTAACTCTGGCAAGATAAGCCTCCAGCAACTAAAAGAAAAGTTGGGCCCAAGAGTTATTATACCAGCTGAATTTTTGACGAGAACAGCAAGAACATCTTAATTAAGGAATACTATGGCTACGCACGAATACGTTAAATATATACAGTACACACTGGGTGCTGCAGGTTTCTATACAAAAGCAGTAGATGGAGATTATGGTTCATCAACCGCTTCCGCAGTAAGATCTTTTCAGATTGCAAATAATCAAAGATACATTGACGGAAAAGTTGACAGTGAAACTAAATGGTATTTGGCCAAATATTGGCTTAATTTAATTGCAACAGATAATCAGTTATTTGAATCCTGGAAAACGTTTGCCTCAGAGGATATTAGAAAATATATACAAAAGGTTGAAGAGATGGGTTTGGCGCCAGATATTGGTTCTGGTAAAACCTATAGAAAAACAACATTCACCGGAGTTGCTGGGCCAAGTCTGGCTTCTGATGTAATATTTTTTGAAATACCTCAATCAGTTCTAAGTGTTGAAAAAATAATCATAGTTCCAGATCAAGACATTAGATGGAGAAATTATAAGGCCATTTCTTTTGGTTGGCATTCATCTTTTTCTACAAATATATTTGAATATCCAAACATTGAGGCGCTGGATCTATCTGCGGTATCAACCAATATAGAAATTCCAATGAACGGAAGATCTGCAGAAAGCGTAAGATATGTATGGGTAAATCTTGTTGGTGGCGGAATATACGGCCTAGGTCAGGGTGAGGGGTTTGGCATTTCTGAAATCAATGTTGCAGCATTGGTAAAAGATCCAGATATAACACAGGTAGTAGATTATGAGGACCCAATTAGAATTAACGTAAAAGCTAATTTTATTACTTCCTTAAACGATGTCACTCCATCTTCTCCGGCCTTGATTAATATTTCCAATGTAGAAAGAGTTTCGGCTCAGCAAACTCAATATGTTTCATCTCTTAGTTATTCTCCAGATGGAGTGAATCAAAGAGAATTAACTTTTACCAGTGAATCTGGTGTTAATCTTAATAGTGTTGACTACTTGTTGACTGGTGAGTATGAAATAAAGATTCCTAATTTTAGAAATAATGTGGTAGCTGGAACTTTTTCTTTGCAAAATTTAACTCTATCGGATACAACAAGTCTAGGTCAAACAGTTTCTGGTTCACCAATATCGATAAGGCAAACGCAAGAAAATAATGTTATACTAGAAACATCTAGCACATTTTATGGAGATGCACTTACCAGAACCACTGAGATAGACCTTTCTTCTGGTTATAGATTAAAGAATCGCCTGGGACAAATATTTCCTGAAGGAAAAAATTCAATTAATTATGGTGATGGAATATTGCTTCTATGCGATTCTAATGGCAAGCCAATAGGGCTGCCAACACTAGCGCAAATATCAGCATCAGTGTCAAATCCTCAAACATTTTCTCAAGAAGAAAGGGATATAGCTTACGGTTATTTCTCGTTAGTTAATGAACTTCCTTCTGACGGTTTTAGATATGGTTTCTATGATTTAAGTACCCAAGAGCTATTAGGGCATTCTTTAAGTTATGTCGACTTTTATACGAGGTCATCTTTTACTAATTTTGAAAATATATACATAGCCATTTGCGCCTTAGACTCAGATGGAGCGAATGGTGATAACGAGTTTGTTGGACAAAATAATTCAACAACATTTATTCCAACAAGAATACCATTGAAGTATTTAACTCCAATCTATTCCGTTAAGCACGGTGGTGGATCCGCTGTTCAAATAAATAACATTAGCGCCAATTTGTCAAAATTCGATGCATGGGAACTCCCAATCTCTAATGGTTCTTTTAATAAGAAAATTAAAATAAAATCTTCAGTTCAATATACAGATTGGAAATCCATATATTCCGGACAAGAAATGTTGGCAGAATATTCTACAATGGATTTATCTGATGTCTCTTGGTCTAAGATATATGGTTATGGTTACTATGATGTCGTTAACGAAAATCCTTTAATCATAGACAGTAAATCTATTAAATTAAGAAGAACGCCAATTTTAAGTTGGAATCATAAAACAGATTACCGTCAGTCAATAGGTGGAATTGTCCGTCAAGAAGTTAACATTTATACTAGATCAACGATTGATTCTCCTTGGGTGAAGGTCGATGACTCGTTGATATCAGATGTAGATTGTGAAAATGGATTAATCAAATTCAAAAAACGAATTATACCCAGCGAAACAACACTGGTAAAAGTTGATTATTCTACAATAAACAAAAATTCTCTAGTTAGACACATTAATGGTACGCCTATACCGTTAAACCCATTTTTAAACTCTGATAGCATACAATTTGATGAGCCAATGTATGTTTACTTGACGCCTAAAAATATCTATAAAAAGAATTCACCTAATCAGTCTGATGTAAATGTATTTAGTTATGAAAAAGTAACAGAATTTCAATACAGCAATCCGGTTAATTTTACCTATAGTTCAACAATATTTGATGAAACATCAATAGACTACGATCCGTTTGCCCTGTGTGTAGCTATTATATATGTTACAAATAATCCAAATAAAGTTAAACCTAAATTATTTGACTTAAGATTAAGAGGAGGCGGAATTAAGGCTGACATTGAAAACTCAGATATAATTAACGAAGTTCCTGAAATTCTATCCCATTGGGATACCTATCCCGCAAGCGGAACATCCTATATGAACGGTGGATATGTTATAATTAGAGTGCCTGAAAATGTTAAACAAAACTTTACTTCGCCACAAGAAATATATAATATTATTAGAAATAACTTAACAGCCGGAATTGTTTTCGATTTGCAAAACATGGAAGGGGAAGATTGGTCTTAAATGATACACGCATTACCAGAAACAATTAGCTTATACTCTTCCGCTTCCAGGGCTACAGTCTCCTCTCTAATCAGAGATATGAGGCTTGAAAAAACTGACTTAAATTTCCTGGTAACTAAAATGTCAAACATGACTGTTGACCTCAATTACTCAGGCGCTAAGGTGCCAGCTTTTGCTCTCTTAACGAAAGAAGCAATGGTTGACGCATTCAGGAATGCCTACCTAAGAATGCAGAACCTTTTTAATGCAGCTAATGCTACGGGCATCGCTCTGAATTCTATTGTTGGAGTATTTAGTTCTGAAATAGAAAAAGTTGAAGAAGATTTAGATAAACTTCAAGTATTTATAGATAATTATGAATTTATTTCTGGTAAAGACGATCTATTTAACGCTAACTACATAGAAAAATTTGACAGTTTCTTTAACGACTATAGGGCAGATGGCACACAATTTCCTATTCCAGATAGAGATGGTGTTTCTTTTGGCGAGACAAACAACGCGTACATAGATCCAGTTAGTGGAACTTTAAAAATTGGTAAAGGTCAAGACGTAAAAAATATTATTAGAAATATAAAATCAATAAATATTACAAACAACTACAATAACTACGTGACAACTGATTCAAGTTTTGAGAATTTATTCAATGATAACTTTTTTGATTCATGGTCAGTAACCGTTAAGGCTCCAGCAATATTATCAGCTCAGCTAAAAGATTATATCAAATACTTCAACTATGATTATTCAAATGTTTCTGGGGCAATATCCGCAGTTGAGATAAATCTACAAAGGCCTATTAATATTGATACGATTAGATTCCAGCCAAATCAGTCAACTAACTTTAGACTTCTTCAAGCAGTTGTCTATCATAACTCTCCCGTTGATGCAAACAATATTGCGCCATCTGAAAATTACACTGTCCTCTTAAATGGTCCGGCTTTATTGAACAGAGTTTTTGATTTAAGATTCAATAAAAAATCTATTAAAAAAATTATATTTATATTTAATCAGCAAGATTATGTAAAAAATAGTAGATCACCAATTAATTCAGAATTAAATTCTAAGGCTTTAGATTCTTTTGTTAAAGCTGTTATTAATGATCGAAAAGCTCGCTTTAGTAAGTTCCAAGATATTATTTATTGGTTCTTTAAAAGAAAAAGTACGGTTAAAGGTATCTCTAAAAATAAGAAAACAGATATCGACTACTATGCGTACAGATTCCCGCAAGAATTTGATAGCTATATCTATAATTTAGATGAACAAATAAAAGAATTTAATAATCTAACTATAGAAGATAAAAATGTTTTTACAAACACTCCTATTTTTGTAAATGCAATCAATACAATGTTAAATACTTTTTCTGGTAAGTATAAAATATTTGATTCAGATAAATACATTGAAGGAATAACAGCAGGATCGTCACTATTCTCTTCCGGCTTCATGCTCGGTTCCAGCAGTAACGCTAGATCAACTGGGTATCAGCAATATGACACCGGTGCTTTGGCGCCACCATTAACCTCTATAGACTCTCAGCTTTCTGTGCTAGAATCAAACCTTGGTTATGAATATAGTTTCTCCCTTAAATCTATAGAATTTATTGAAACACTCAACCAAAACACTGATAAAGCTGTTTTTGTCAGTAGAAAAATTCCTGTTAACGGACAGGTTGTCGCAGCAAAAGCTAAGCCATATTTCCTTAACAACAATGCCGGCGTCTCAAATGTTGATAGAAACATATTGGCTCCAGCATCATATGAACTATCTTTATCAAATAAACCTATCCCTTCAAGTGAATCTGATTGGATACCTATCTCTAGCCATGGCAATACTTTTGTTCAATCAGAAATATTATTTACTAACGATATAACAAGAAAAGCTCAGTTGAGATTTAAGGCCAAGAATGATTCCATAGCGCTTTATAAGGATGGTGTCTTAATTCCAAGAGTTTCCACAAACTACATTTACAGCACTGCCGATAATACTATATCTATTTCGCAGGATGTATTTAATATAAATAGTAGATTTATAGTTTCTTACGATTTAGATTTTTCTGGTTCTGCCCCTGATGAAGTTGACTTTATAAAAAGAAATGTTATCCTTCAATCTTTAACAAATTATTCTTCGGAAAATAGTTCTGGAGAAATGTTTGGATCAACAGATATAAATTCTTCAGTAAAGTTAAGCTACTCACCATATGTGGATAGAGATAGTTATTCTAGAATTATTTACAATAAATCAACTGGAACTACTTTTGTTAGCAATAACGCAGGCTATTCTCCTGTGACAGTTATTCTTTCTGATGGAACTGTGGCTATTAATTTGACAAATTATTCTTTGTCTTCAGAAAAAGTATCTTTCTACTCTACGGAAGAAACTCTCTTTATACAGAGTGGCAGAAATCTTGTATTCAATAGGCCAATTAATCAGCCGTTCACAGTTTACTATCAATATATACCAAATAATTTGCGGTTTAGACTGGTTATAAGAAAGAATATTATTGATTCTTCTGACCCAATATCTGTAGATAGTGTAATTATAAAAATGAAAACTATCAATAATGATCCATATTATGAAAAACTAAATTCTTTAACATTATAAAGAGAATATTATGACACAATTATCAGCAAGCACAATGCCATACCAGCAAATGGTTCACAAAGTGGGCCAATTGATTACCGCAATAAATTCTGCTTCTCTTATTACAAAAGATGAAATAGCAGAACAGTATATAAATATATTAAATGAAATTAAGAATCAAATAGGTGCACCTTTAGCTTCCTATTCTCCCTTTATTAAAGGTGAGCCTCCCAGGTCTGAAAAGTTTAACAAATTCTTTGCAGAGTACGCCCAAGATGTCTCTGTATTATCGAAGCAAATTGACTACCTTAATGCCAAAACAATAAGTGTATTTAATTTATTTTCCAAAGAAATCGAAGGAGAAAAAAGATACTCAGAAAGAATAGCATCAAAGTGCAAGATTTTGCAAATGTATTCTCGTAGCCCATCTGATGATTTAATATATATCGGTGATTCATTTGAAAATGATGACCTTATCGACTACACAAAAATAGCAAAAGGATCCAATCCATTAATCAGAGGAGGGATTGCATCATTCGCAATAGAATCCTCTAAAAGATGGGTGCCCGATGCAATAGAGGTGGTATCGGGAAATGGGTTCATAGGAAATAGCCACCAAGTGGTTAAGGCTAATAATGATGAAAATACTTCAGAATATAAATACGTTTTTGAAAACAATAAAACATTAAATAACTTAAGAAGCATAGTCGACAATAACCCTCTTTCCTATTTTGAGTACGAAAATATTAATGTTGATAAATCAACAGCAAGACCACCATTAACGACCATTGCACAAGAGAACGAATTTAAGTTCCTAAAAACAGAAATGAATAGCTCAAATGCGAACGAGTCAAATACGATAGATTGGTCATCTCATCCGGAATCAGAACCGTTAACTCTTAAGTTAAAGTTAACATCAAATTCTGGCAGGATTGCAAATAGTATTGACATAACTCCATTTTTTGGGTCATCTAAGTACGTAGAAGTTACAGAAGTTTTAGTTTTTGCTAAAGATGGATCATCTGAAAATGTTTTAAAGAATACCATTTTTATAGGTTCATCTTTAGTTCCGTTGAATATTGAGTTAGCGCAAAATTATTTTTACAATAAAGCGACAGTACGTTTTCCCGAAAGACAAGTTTCTAAAATAGAGATATCCTTTAGGCAACCCACATATTCTAATATTGATATTAAGCATGTTTATTGGAAGCCAAGTTCTACAAATGTGAATAATCCATTTGTTAATCTATCTAGATTTAACCCAGACGCTCTAAGTAGGGATATATATGAGTCAATTAAGTATAATAAATATCAATTAATTCCAACTTTATCCAATCCAACCAAATATAAAACTACTACGCAAAATGTCGCTGACATTAATGTTGCCCTAAAAAAGAAGCCAACTTCTCTGAATGCTTATTTTATAGCAGCTTCTTTTGTAAATGAATCAGCAACTCCTGTTAATTCAACTGTTTATTTCAATAGATGGAAAGTTGTTGGTGAAGAGGCTGAATTTATTTCTGAAATAATAAAAGACGAAGACAGCTATATTACCAAGAACTACGATGCACCATCAGCTGCTCAAGAAGATTTAAACGATTTACTTGACTTATACTTTGGCGCTACCCCATATGTGGATGAAGAACTTGGCACTCTGCAGGATATATCAATTGTGCAGCAGTCATTTGTTCCTATTCAAAAAGAAATTTCTTATAGAGTTATAGTTGAGCAAGAAGAGGAATTCTACAAGGCAAAGAGATGGGCCATAGGAATTAGGGATATTGACGTTTATCGGGAAACATACATAGATGAAATGCAGGTCATATCTTTCCCGTTTAAATTTGATTACCCGGTTGAATCAGTGATGCTGGATGTCCAGGCGTCTATAGATGAAGTGCATTCTGGAAGAACTAATATTCAAACATACATATCAGCAGATCAAGGTTCTAATTGGATAGAGGTTTCTCCGGTTCAACTAGATTTTACCGGCACCCCTGAAATAGTATTTTTTAACCAATCAATACTTGATGAGTACAGATTGTCTGGAGCGTCATACTTATCTTTCCCCACAATTCCAAAAGAAGTTAAAGATATCACTGTGTACAAAAGTTAAAGTTTCTTAATAATGTAAATAAATTATTGTATTCCTCTGGAACTAGACCTAGTGAAATAGAAATTAGAAAATTATTTAATGATTATTTTTCTATCTATAAGTTAGGTTATCCAATACCTATGGATTATGACATTTTTACTAGAAAGAATGTTTTTGATCATGAAGATTTAAATGAGTTAATGATTAAAGCTCTATTTAATTTAGAAGTAGCTTATGACTGCACAACTGAAAATAATTACCAGATGATGTCGACAATAACTGCTCTTAATAAGAGATTAGAAAATCTTAAATCTAAACGGAGAGAGCTTGAGGCAAAAGTCGATGAGTTGATTTTTGCTATAAATAATTCTGATGGATTTTTCTATTCTTACTTAGAAAATTTTACATCAACTAAGGATATTGACCTAACTTTAACTGACGCCTTTGTTGATGTCAAGGCTGGTAATGTAACAATACCCATAATTAATTCTGGTGTATTTGACATGATAACATCATCATTAATTAGCCCGTCTAGTGTAACACTTTCTGTTGATCTAAATGGAACACAGGTCGTTAGCCCATCTGTAATTTCTGATTTGGAAAATGTTACAGATGGATTAACTGATACATACTGGTCTTATAGATATGAGTCATCACAACTTGGAGTGGTCAGCGCGATTATAACAATCCCTGTCAATTCTAATTATGTAATATCTAAAATTGAAGGAACTTTGCTAGCTTCTTCTGGTGTAGGAATCGGAGTCTTGGCAAAGCCTCTAAACCCAGAAATGCCAGAACAAAATATAATCAAGGATTCTAGATCTGATTATGACAGATTCTCATTTAACTTAAATCCATTAAACTATTCGAGTATTACATTAATATTATTTAAAACATTCCCTGATGAAATTTTAAATAATTCTGATAAACCATATATTTATGAGTTTGGCTTAAGAGATATATATATCGGCTCAAAATATCACGATAGAAGAGCTACAATAGTTTCTTCTCCAATATCAATACCTGAAGTTGACAATGGTCTACTTTCTATAGAATCAGTTAGTCTCAGCGTTCAGCATCAGATTGGCCCAGGTTATGATATTGACTACTTTATTGCTGCAGATGTTCCTGGGTCAACTGGAGTCGATGGATTTAATTGGATAGCAATTAATCCAGAAAATTCTTTATCAACCTCAAATCCAACCATCGTAAATCTACAAACAACAAATAGAAATACTAAGCTAATTTATGATGGCGCTGGAGTGGCAGGTGGCTATGAGTTGATAGATTTGAATTCTACTTCGAATAATGTGAACGAGCTAAATCCAAGTACCAATATATATTCAGGTAAAACTGTTTATAGAATTTGCAACGTTGGAACAGATGAGATAAAGCAACCATTTATTTTAAATGGAATTAATTCAATAAGAAACTATGCTCTATTGAGATCTTCAAATTCCAATATAACGGAGCAGTATTACAAATCCTTAAATATATGGACTCAAAAAATATCACAGTCTTCATCAGACATTACTCAAACTAGTCCTATTGAAAACCAACTTAATTCAATAAGTCCTGGATTTAATGGAATATGTTCTGGATTGCTAGAAGCAAGTGTTTCTACAGTGAGAGAAAATACAGTTATACATACGGTTACCAAGAGTAGGGAAGATTTTACTTTGGCGATATATCTAAATGATGTACTGATTGCAGACTTGCCAGCTGGAGTTTTATCTAAAGACATTGAGTGGAATTTTAAAACAGGAATAAATTACATTAAAATAACCTATGATAAAAACTTTGAGGGTCTTATCACGTTCAATATTATGTCTGGAAGAAGACTATCCGATTATGGAACCGTCTTCCTGGATTACTATTCTTACTTGGACCCTTATGAGTTCAGACAAAGAGTATCGCAGAGTAATTACGTTTTCACTGTAGATAGTGCATTTGGTGCGCAAGAAGTTTTATGTTCAAGACATTTGTCTGGCAGATCTCAAATAGTTTATTATGGAGAAAACTCAACTGCAGTTAGGGCAGTTAGATATAGGGCTGATTTATATAGGGATAAGAATCCTTTAATTTCTCCAATAATAGATAATGTAAGAATTAAATTTAGACACAACGAAGAAGGATAAAATGGCTATCAGCTATAGAAATTCTAATAAAATAAATAGGATAATTGAACCACTTTATCAAATAGATAGAGTAAAGCTCAAGTCTCCCAGAAGTAGTTTAATGGAAAATTTAGAAAGCAATTTGTTAAAGATAGATTTTTCTAGAATACTAAAACATTTGGATGAAATAGATGATTCAATCCTAGATAAGATAACATATTTTGTTGGAGATATAACAGACTATACAGAGCAGGCTAGGTTAGACGATGGTATAGCTTACGACTTTCCTGGCATACAGACATATATTGATGAAGCAAGTCCAGCATTAGAAGAACTGACAATAGATACCACTAATAAATTGAGTGGTAAATTGTCTAGATTAATTAATAAAGTTTCTAGATTAGAAAACGGTGAATGATATGGCAGATATATTAAAGACTAAAAAAAGAGATTACAAATATAATGGTCCTGTAGATAGTTCCGATTATAACGCAAGAATAGAGGAAAATTATCAGGATCTAGTTTATCTTTATAATCGGGCAAATATCATAGATGCCAAGTTGGCTACGGCTTTTGAAAGAGTTTTAAAAGATCATGTATTCCTAGCTAATGCAATACAGGACTTAAGTGATAGAGTAACAGCTTTAGAGTCTGCTTCGAATGTATTGTCAATATATTCTTTCTCGCAGCTTGACTACGCCAATTTTGTTGGCACAAGTTTTGCTGTTTCTGGAACAGAGCTATTAAGTTTTGATCCAATTTATAATATTGTAACTTTGCCAAAGGTTTCAAGCGGTTCATTCTCTAAGCTAAAATTTGGCCAATCAGGAGTAGGTCAAATAGTGCCTGATTATTTTAAGACTAGAATCGACATATCCTATGCTGGAGTTGACACTTCTGGGGCAGTTATAGACAGTACTCCAATATACAATTGCATACTGGATGCTCCAGATAAGGTTTGGAGAAGAACGGTGGTTTCAGACACCAACCCAACAACTGGGGCACAGCTAATGCTGTATGTTCAAATACCCAACGATGCGGTAGGTATATTAAAGTCTAATGTCATAAAACTAAATCCTTTCCCATCTTTTGGCTGCGAAATATATTCAATTGAATATACAACGGTAGATAATCCATCTTTGTCATCTTCAGATACTTGGATACCCCTAAATAAGAATAGCTTCTATGATTCCGTACCCTCTGCAATAGGCAAGGTTGCTCCTGGTGGATGGTCAGTCCTTGGTTCTGATTCTATAAAAAACTCTGGTCCCCTCTGCTTCCAGTTTCCAGAGGCAAACATAACCGCCATAAGAGTAAAGATGCATCAAAAGAATTATTTAACAGAGACATCAAAATATGTATATACATATGGTTTGTCTGATCTTGATGTGAAGTATGAAAAGTATCTACAGACTGGAAAAATGATTATAAAGTATTCTGCCCCAGCTGGCGAGGTAATAGAAGAAGTGACAAATGTCTCACCAAAAATATATAACGTAGCAGAAAGCCAATTGGACGAAGCGTTTAGTTATAGGATTATATATGACGACGCCGGCACTTATAGCCTAACTAATCCGGGTGCAAATAATCATGTTTGGATAGAGGTAACTCTTAATCAGCTAGATGACAAGACTGCCCCGGTTCTTTCTGATTTAATCATTGAATATATCTAACTTAAAATTACTATAAGTATACGGATTTCTGACAAGGAGAAAATAAATGGCTACTTTTTATGTAGGACCTAGACCAGTTTTAAAGGGTAGATCATCGTCCGAGATGGTAAACCCATACACTACAATGACTGGAAAGTCTAAGGGTACTGGAACATATTCTTTCTACCCACTTTATAGCACTAGTCACGTTTTAGACGGTGCCCCTGACAATCATTTTGCACCTGGAACAGGTCAGTTCCCAGGTAATAGATTCTTGTCACAGGTGTTTAACGGAACATCACTTTATATCCACCCTCTATCTGGCACCTTCCCAGATGGCACTGGAACATACGATGGCGCAAGATTCCGACCTCTAGAATATAAGGGTCTTGCTGGCGCTCAGGCCTTCCCTTCTGATTATGGTCACGCCGGAACAAGAGTTAGAGAATATTCTCTTTACAATAATTACATCTTTGACGGCGTAACATCTGCTAATATATTTGCTGACACTGGCCATGGACCAAGAACTGAAGCCGGAGGTGCTCCGGCATCGTTTGGCTTGTTCAAGCCAAGTGAGTTCCAGGGTGTAACAAGCTCTGTTATATTCACTTCTGGTTATGGTCAAGCTAATACAACTGGAGACTATGGTCGTGAAAAAGTTCAAGAGTGGTATGGGGTCCCTTCGGCTCAAGCTCTCTGATGCTATAAGTTCCCCTTTGATTCTTGAAAAAGAAGAAAGAAAAAGTGGTACAATCGCTTGGGGAGGATTAGTATTAGGAATTATAGCGTATGACATATACGCTATAAAGTCCAAAAAGATTGAGACCTTAACTAGATCTTTTTGGAGATTAACTGAAAAACCATTAACAGGAATAATACCAGTAGGAGCGTGGTTAGGTTTAACTTTTCATCTTCTTATAGAGAAGTTGGTTCGAAAAAATTTGGACAGCAGTTCAGGCTTTTGTAGCTGTTTATACAGTTGGTGGTGTTGATGAGCTTAAGTCTGCTGCAACAGCTGCTGTTGCTGCTGGCATAAGCGTAATTAAAGGTTTTGCCGCCACAAAGATTGGTGACGCAGAAAGTGCAGCAACTTTGAAAGGCTGATTTAGCATTACATAACGGCTATGGCGTGATATAATATATCCGTCAGAAAGCCGATAGAGCAACGGCCCCGTCTGAAATCGACGGGGCTGTCTCTTTATACTGGCAAATATATATGTTTAAACCAATTTATGTGAGCTTATTTAGGATTGAGGATGTCTATACAAGAAGTTCAGGAAGCAATTACAAACAAGACACTGCCATTATCTGTTGCAGAAAAATATCTAAGACTATATGTTGCTGACGTTAGTTGGGAGCAGCCAATCAAGACTTTATGGACAAATTCTGTCAACAAACTTCGTAACGAAGATTTGGCTAAGGAGCATGTCAAAAAGGCAATCAGCTGTGCAACGATTTTGCCCTTTGTGGAAAAAACTGCAATACCAGATCCTCCTACCAACCTATTGTTCTGGTGCACTGGATGGGCACAATTTAACAAGCATGATTGGTTTTCCATGTATCTTGATATATTAGAGGAAGACTTAAAAGTTGTACTTCTTAGAAATCAAGCAATTGAAGTTGGCATTATAGACCCCATAGATATTTCTCCGATAACAAGACAGGCTTACAATTGGCTATATCAAAAGGCCGAAGAAAATGAAAATTGCTCAAACATTGATATGAGTGCGCTAAAGGTAAAGTTATCAAATCTAGTCAAAGCTTATGGTGGAGCAGTCATTTGCAATATATTTATTAACCATAAGTCAAATGTAGATAAAGTATTCAACTGGAGAAGTGGATACTTTTTTGAAAAACAAATACATAAGGTTTATTCAATAGACCAAATAAAGAAAATAAAATTAGCAGAATTAAATAAAACAAACAGTCAATATATTAAAAAGGTAGGAGTACAAAATGTCTGAGGGTTCATCAATGTTTACTTTTCGTTTAAGTGATGATTTTGTGGAAGCGTATAAGAAATTAAAAGCACCATTTGGCTATACGGACGCTGCGGGTAATTCTGTTGGCGAAATTACGTTTCTAAGAACATATTCAAGAATGAAAGAAGATGGCACAAAAGAAACATGGGTAGATGTATGTGAAAGAGTTATTAATGGGATGTACTCCCTACAAAAGGAGCATTGCAAGAAGAATAGACTTCCGTGGAATGACATTAAGGCTCAGTCTTCTGCAAAAGAGGCTTTTGATAGATTGTTCAATTTAAAGTGGACACCGCCAGGTAGAGGACTATGGGTCATGGGCACACCTATTGTTATGGTACAAAAGAACTCCGCTGCTTTACAGAACTGCGCTTTTGTGAGTACATCAGAAATGACCAAGTTAAATCCCGCTAAGCCGTTTGGATTTTTGATGGAGGCATCTATGTTGGGCGTTGGCGTGGGATTTGATGATAAGGGCGCAGATAAAGATTTCAACATATATGAACCAACCAAATCGATGGTTATTGACACAATTGAGGACTCTCGTGAAGGATGGGTTAATTCTGTAGTTTCCTTGATTAACTCTTATTTAAAGCCAGATCAAAACCTTTTGCAGTTTGACTACTCCTTGATTAGACCATCCGGTACTCCAATTAAAACATTTGGTGGTACAGCAGCTGGCCCAGATCCATTGATCAAACTGCATAATCATATTAGAAGAATGTTTGATGGAAGAGCTGGACAAAAACTAACTAGAGTAGACATAGCTGACATTGGTAACACCATAGGTGTTTGTGTTGTATCCGGTAATGTTCGCAGATCCGCCGAACTTTTAATTGGTCGTTTAGATGATCAAGACTTCCTTAATTTAAAAAATTCTGATAAGTTTCCAGAAAGAAACTCTTACTCCGCCGAATCTCCAGGCTGGGGCTGGATGTCAAATAATTCCGTAGAAACATCTGTTGGTACAGATTTGTCTTCAATTGTTGACGGTATATCTAGAAATGGAGAACCTGGTGTCATATGGATGGACATGTCAAGAAAGTATGGCCGATTGGCTGATCCGCCAAATAATAAAGACCATCGTGTAGCAGGCTATAATCCATGCGCAGAGCAGTCCCTAGAGTCCTACGAGTGTTGTACGCTAGTTGAGACATATCTAAATAGACATGACTCCTTAGAAGACTTTAAGAGAACACTGAAGTTTGCCTATCTGTATGCAAAGACTGTTACCTTGCTCCCAACTCACTGGGAGGAAACAAACGCTATCATGCAAAGAAATCGCAGAATTGGCACATCTGTTTCGGGTGTCGCTAACTTTGCTGACAGATTAGGTTTGCCAGTACTAAGAGAGTGGCTTGACAATGGGTACCAGACCGTTCAGAGATATGACAATATTTATTCAGAATGGCTTGGTATACGTGAATCAATCAAGACCACAACAGTTAAGCCATCTGGCACTGTATCTATTTTAGCTGGCGAATCTCCTGGCGTACACTGGACTCCTGGTGGCAAATACTTTTTGAGAGCAATAAGATTTGCAAATGACGACCCCATGCTTCCACTGTTCCAAATGGCTAATTATAGAGTGGAACCTGCATCTGAGTCTCCAGATACTACTTCTGTTGTATTCTTCCCTATCAAGTCTGATGCACGTAGATCAGAAAAAGATGTAACAATATTTGAAAAAATGTCTTTGGCTGCAACAGCACAAAGATATTGGTCGGATAACTCTGTTTCTGTAACTATATCTTTTGACTCTGAGGAAGAAAAGCATCATGTGGGTACCGTTTTGCATATGTATGACGGTCAGCTCAAAACCGTATCATTCTTGCCTCAAGGCAACTTTGTATATCCACAAATGCCATATACTCAAATAGAGCAAAATGACTATGATGAGTCATCAAAAAATCTATTACCAATTGATTTAGATGGAATTTATGCTGGACTTGCAGCAGATGCGATAGGCGAACAGTATTGTACAACAGATTCTTGCGAGATTAAATTTATAAAAGATAACGCAAAGGTGTAACATGTCAGAAGATCCTGATTTTGAAAAAAAGTTTTCTGAAATAATTAATTCAGAAGAGTTAAAAGATTTTTCAGAAACATATTCTAAAGATAGCCCACTAACTGTCAAGGATTTGCTTTTAATGCAGAGATCTTTAATCGATGCCTTAAGCAATATTGCTGAAATAATTGAAGACTTAAACAATGGTGAGCTAGATTTTGCACAGCCTGGTAGTGAAGAGTTTGAAAAATTGGGTTTGTTGTATAGAATGTCTGAAGACTTTAATGATTCTATAAGTGAAAATTTTGTTATTTTTACAATCGAAGATGATGAAGATGATGATGAGGATTTTGAAAATGGAGAAAACTAATAATTTGATTGAAGTACTAGACAAGGGTTATGTTAGACTTGTCGACGTTATGGGCTCAGACCTTTCAATAGTTAATGCCGCTAGAGCATCGTTTGCGAAAGAATCAACAGAAATGTCGGTATCTGATGCACGACTGCTGCATTTCCTTGCTAGAGAAAATCACATGTCACCCTTTAGACATGCGTTTGCAACGTTTGAATTCAAGGCTCCCTTAATGGTTGCTCGTCAGCACTGGAAGTATGTTGTGGGATCTGATCACACAATGGATTCGTGGAATGAGTCAAGTAGACGTTATATCACTATGGATCCAGAATTTCATATTCCCTCAAAGGATGACTGGAGATTGGCCCCAGACAATAAAAAGCAGGGGTCCGGTGGCCCAGTTGATCCTTGGACTGGGGCAATTCTGTCTCAGCAACTACTGGAGTATATAGAGCAAGGAGAAGCTCATTATGTTATGGCTATAAACTCAGGAGTGGCGCCAGAGCAGGCTAGACTTTTCCTCCCTGCGTATGGCATGTATGTCATATATAGATGGTCATGTAGTCTTCAGTCAATAGCATTGTTTCTTTCTCAAAGACTAGCCGAAGACTCGCAAAAAGAAATACAATTATACGCTGCGGCGGTTAGGGATTTAGTTATAGATAAGTTTCCTGTTTCAATACCACTACTTGTTGGCGAGTTATGATAGCTGTAGAAATATTAAAGTTGTTAATATTTTCTTTTCTACTTAATTGGTGTATATCATTACAGATATTCCAACAATCATTAGATGGATCTAGAAGAAAAGAGAAAATTGTAGCGGTAGTTCTTGGTATTATTGCGGGCGCTATTGCTGGTGGGTTATTAGTATGGTAGTTGATTTCGTATCAAGAAAAGATTTTCAGTACATGAATTTATGTATAGAAATATCTAAAATATTTTCTACATGCGCTAAAAGAAAATACTCTGCAATACTAGTCGATGACCTTGGTCATGTTGTTGGTATGGGCTATAATGGTGGGGCCAGTGGCCTTAAGCACTGTGAAGATGGCGGGTGCCCAAGATATTTAGAGAATTCACCAAATGGTTCAATATATGATAATTGCATAGCTGTGCACGCAGAAGCTAACGCCCTTCTTCATTCAGATTATTCTGCAAGACCGAAAAAGATGTATGTCAATGGACCGCCATGCTTCTCTTGTGCAAAGCTAATTGCAAATTCAACAGTTGAAACTGTATACTATATTTCCGATACCTCGTACAGCAATTGGTGTGAGGTTAGGGAGTTTTTGAAAAAATGCTCAGTAAAAACTATAGAGGTAAAAAGTGCCAGCAGCTAAGCTAAACTATATTTTAGTCTACAAAGATCACAGCCAAGTATACGGTTGTTCTTCAAAAAAAATTGCAATAGAAAGTCCACCACCAGAGGGTTATTCTGTAGATGATAAAAATGTTTTCTTTATTACATTTGAACCAGATACAGATAGCATAAGTATACATAAAGTAAATAACCAGGAAGAAAGTAATGAGTAAGAAACAATCATATAAGAAAAAAATTAGTCTGAAATTAAATGTGGACGAAACAGCCATTGTTATTCCATATGATGTGGCTTTGCATATAGCAGAGACCTACGATTTTGTTTCCATGGAAACAGAAGAAGAGCACGTGCAATACTACAAAGATGTTGCAGACTTGGTTAGGGCACAGGCAAGTGAGAATCGCCACGAGTTTCAAGATGATGAATATGAAGAATGGTGAAAAGTTAACTTTTTTGTTGGTAATGTTTGCTATTGGCTCCGTCATTGGCAAGTCTCATTCTAGAAAAAAGCTCATAGAAAAAATTAATGAACCAAATATTGGGCAATATCTAAATAGATTAATTGAATTTTACGATTCAAATACAATAGATATAGTTGAGGATGAGTTCCTTAATTTAGTCGATTTTGGTATGAGTCCCAAAAACGCCTTCAGTGCAATCACAAATATTGAAAGAGTAAACAATGATTGATTTATGTGTAGTTAACTATAATACAAGACCATTATTGAATAGGTTTTTAGACTGCCTTCATAATGATCTTCATAACCATCCTAGAGTTTGGAATCTTTACATTGCAGATAATGATTCTACGGACGATAGTGTAGACTGGCTAAAGTATAATTATCAAAGATATAGAATTAGGAAATTCTATCAAAACTATAATATTGGTTACTCCGCCGCATGCAATCAGTTAGCAGCTGAGGGTTCATCTGACATTATCTGCTTACTGAACGCTGACGTATGGATGGATAATGAAAACTTGGTTAAAGTAGCAAATATTTTTGATGAGAATCCAGATATTCATATTCTAGGTCCTAAACAGAGAGACGAAAACGGTCTCATCACGCATGCCGGTATTATTGGCACCAATACGGCACCAAAGCATCGTGGCTGGCGTCAAAGCGATTTTAATGATGAATTATATAGAGATAGAATTAATTGCGTTACAGTATCTGGATCTGCATATTTTATTCGTCGTGAAGTATGGAATGCACTGACAAATCATCCAAAGTATCGAGAAATGTATCCTGATGCAACTGGCGCATTCCTTCCTACACCGCATTATTATGAAGAAACCTGGTGCTCTTACTTTGCTAGACATCTAGGTTATAACGTAGTCTATGATGGAAGCGTTTCTATTGGTCATAGCTGGCACAAATCATCTGCCGTAGGCGGAGAGGCTGATTCCAAATTCAAAGAAAGTCAATCAATATTTCGTAAAGCTTGCGACTATATGGGAATAGAAAGAGATTAATTTGCCACTAAAGACATATGGCTCATTATTTTCTGGTGTTGGTGGTATAGATTTAGGGTTAGATTCCGCTAAATTAGAGTGTGCATTTCAGGTTGAAATAGATGAAAACTGTCAACAAACTCTAAAATATCATTGGCCTCATGTTGCACTTTATGGAGACATAAAAAATATTAAAGGCTATGAATTGCCATTCGTTGATCTAATTGCCTTCGGTTCGCCATGTCAAGATCTATCTACTGCGGGAGGGAAAAGCGGTCTGCTTGGCAGTAAGTCAGTCTTATTCTATGAAGCTGTTAGGGTAATAAAAGAAATGAGAGAAAAATCAAATGGAGAATATCCAAAATGGACAATCTGGGAAAATGTCACAGGATCCCTGTCATCTAACTCAGGCTCAGATTTCAAGCAAGTTCTCTGGCAAATGGATGAAGCAGGGGCGCTTTTCAGCGAATGGGCAGTTTTGGATGCTAGATACTTTGGAGTGCCCCAGCGACGTAGAAGAATCTATTTGCTCTCTGTCTTTGATCCTGCAATCGCGGGAAGATGTCCTGATAAAATATTACCTATCAAAGAAAGCAGCTCAGGGAATCTTGCGAAGAATACTAAGGGAAAACAAGACGATGCCACAGAACTTGCTAGCTGCCTTAGAAGCGGTGGCCAAGGAGGAATCCCCTCAAGTAGAGGGGAAAATCTAGTATTAGAGGAGTCCTTACAAAAAGTACGTAGATTAACACCTCTTGAGTGCGAAAGACTTATGGGCTGGAACGATAACCATACAATTTATAGAGCGGACGGAAAAGAGAATTCAGATAACGCAAGATATAAAATGTGTGGCAACGGTGCAGTTAGCCCAGTTATAAAATGGATAGCAGAAAAAATAATTAACATATAAAAAAGGAATTGATATGAAAGATAAATTAAACCCCTGGATTTACAATGCAGAGGTCAAGAAGACAATTGATGGTGATACCTTCGATATTGTTATTGATCTTGGTTTTGATGTTTTGAAGAAAGGTAGAGTTCGCCTTTATGGAGTTAATACTCCAGAGAGTCGCACTTCCAATATTGAAGAAAAGAAAATGGGCTTAGCCGCAAAAGAATTTACTGATCAATGGTTGACAGCTGCAAATCATAAGGTTAAGATAGAAACTATCATTGACAAGAACGAAAAGTATGGAAGAGTTCTAGCAAAAGTATGGAATGAAGCCGGAGAGTGTCTCAATGATGCTATAATAGCTTCTGGTCTAGCCAGAGAATACTTTGGTGTAGGCGACAAAACATTTACTGAATTCAAAAAGGATTAAAGTGCAAACATTCTTACCTTATGCTGATTTCCAAAAGTCAGTAGAAGTATTAGACTACCGTAGATTGGGGAAACAACGTGTTGAGACATTTCAAGTTCTTAATATTTTACTTGAGAGAACGCCTACGAAAGGTTGGCGAAATCATCCAGTCACGTTAATGTGGACTGGCTATGAGTCTGCCTTGAAGTTGTATCAAAATATAACTATTAGAGAGTGGATTCGCAGAGGGTATAATAATAACATGTCTTATGAAGAGATAGATCCAGGCACTGTGGTTATGCCAGTTTGGTTTGGCGATGAACAGTTCCACAGATCACACAGATCAAATCTCCTTCGAAAAGATTTCAAATATTATTCACAATACTTTGATGAACCAAATGATCTAGAATATTACTGGCCAGGAGCAACGTATGCCGCTTAAAATATTTTTGTCTGGAGCCATAGAAGGCGTAGAAGAGTATGGTCGTAGTTGGAGAAAATCTGCTACTGAAAAGCTTCATCTTTTTGGCTATGATGTATTAGACCCCACTTTAATTTTTGATAAAGAATATGAAACTCCAGAAGAAATTGTTGAAAAAAATTTGTTTCTACAACGTAGAGCAGATATAATACTTGTCGAATATATGATAAAAGATCGCCCATATATAGGAACTGATTTTGAGTTAGCTTGGGCTAAATTCAATAATCAGCCAGCAGTAGTTTTCTGCTGTGACGCAAATAAAGATAGGGTTTATTTGAAATATATGGCCACAAAGCTTGCACTATCAATGCAAGATGCGATAGAATATATCGCAGTCAATTATCCATCAAATTAACGAAAGGTAATACAATGTCAGATAATAAGTTGAAGTATTTCACAGTAACAGCAACCTCAATCGTCAAGGCTAATAATAAGACCGAGGCGGAAAAGCTTGCAATGTCGACTGGTCGTCGTCCAGTTGGAGTTGCTGGAGAGGTAATCTTCAAGGACGTTGAGATCGAGCGCATTTCGGCTGTTGAGGCCCACGATCAGCTCGTCGGCTGAGTAGTTCAGCAAACGTATTTGTTTATGCTTGAGGGGGAGAGATCCCCCTCAAGCTACTTTTAAAGATTGGATATTTTATGATAATAGCTCAAATGATAGGCAAAAATGAATCTGATAGATTCTTAGAAAACGTTCTAGAAAGACTGTCTTCACAGGTTGATAAAATTATTTTTACTGATGACTGTTCCGATGACAACACTCCGGAAATAGCATCAAAGTATGCCGAGGTGTTTCAGAGTCCAGAGCCCTTATTCCGAGTACATGAGGGTAAGCTCAGAGCATTTGCTTGGTCAAATTTGGAAAAGTTTGCTTCTGTTGGCGACTGGATTGTTGCTATAGATTGCGACGAAATGTTATATCACGTAAATGATTTACCTATAAGAGATGTATTGGCTCAATCGCCAAATGATATTGTCAATGTTAGATTTTATCATATGTGGAACGAATCTCAGTATAGAGTAGACAAATTGTGGGCGCCTAATAATAGCTCAAGAATTTTTAGATTCCTTCCTAACGGCGGCTTTGCCGACAGACAGCTTGCTTGCGGATCGGAACCAACGTATGTCGTTGACTGGGTTCGACAAAGAAACTGGTGGCTAAACTCAGGTTTAGTTATGCAGCACTTGGGATACATAAAGGATTCAGACAAGAAAGATAAGTATTCAAGATATTCAGAAATAGATGGTGGCAAATATCATAACGGAGATCACATCAACTCAATATTGGACGAAAGCCCAGTCTTAATTGACTGGGGTACGTTTGGAATTTAATTAGGAGAAAAAATGACTTGTCTAAATCCAGCTGAATCAATAACTAATCTAACTTTAGCGTTAGAAAAACACAAAAAGTTTTCTTATATTAATGTAACTAAGTCTGCAATTATTGCACTTAGTAAGAATTCTGATAACTCTTTTCCATCTCATTTTGCAAAAAGCGTCATAGCTTCATTGAAGAACAACGATCCGATGATGATGAAGGCTATATCTCACTCGTTAGTTTCTGATATAGAAGATGGAAAGCATTATAAGATAGGCCTACATAAGAATGGTACATATTACTATTCAAATATTTTTGAATATTATTATATGAACAATAAAGATGTTTATAATTCAACCGTGAATTATTACATAAAAAACTCACCAAGTGTTGTAATCACTTTCCATGATAAAAAGCTAATACAAAAACATTTTGGCAATAGTGCCCACATAATCAACGTTGCATATACAAACTATTACGAAAAGCTAGATAACATATATGCCCAGTTGACAGAGTTTGAAGGCGGAGTAGATTACTGCATCATGGATTGCGGAGTGCTTGGTTTGGCGCTTGCTTCCAAAATTTGGGATAATCTAAATATGTCAATATTAGATTTTGGCAAAACATTAAGTTTGAGCAAGACTCCTCAAACAGTAAGTGTGGCATGAAAAAAGAATACAAAAAGCTAGAAGAAGATGATATAGAATTCCTTACTGATCTTCTTTTTGATACGTCTTTATCTGTTAGCGAAATCGCAAAGCAATTAAATGTCTCTATAGCTGAAGTTAATAAAAAAATCAATTCTCTTGGTTTATCTTGGTTAAAAAACTCTAGAAAAAAAATGTCTATAGGCCAAACAGCTCTGACTTTAATTATGAAAAAGCTCCTTCCTGGAGAAGAAATTATTAACGAATATCATATTGGTGACAAGTTAAAGTTTGATGTATTTTGTGCTAAGTATAAAATAGCGGCAGAGTATCATGGCAGACAGCACTTTTACTACACTAGTAGATTTTTTGAGTCAAAGTATGATTTTGAACAAGCTAAAAAAAGAGATGAAAAAAAAGTCCAGTATTGCCTAGATAATGGAATAGCTCTAATAGTTTTTAGGTACAATGATCTGCTAACTGAGCAGGCTGTATATGATAGAATGTTAACAGCAATAAGAGAAACTGATCATGTTTCAAAGCCAGTTCACAAGACTTCCATAAAGTCTAATCCAGCTTATCAAGAAGCAAAAAAGAAAAATTCTGAGTACAAGAAAAAACTATACAGAAAAATAAAAGGTTCAAAAATTGATGATCGCAGAAGAAGTACCTGATCTAGAAAAGTCACCGATAGAGTATCATGCGTTCTCATTATGCCTTAAGCAGCCTGGGGCTGTACAATTCTTTAATGACAATCTTCCTAGTGACATAGTAGGAATTATTCATGGAGAAAAAGGCGTACATGAGTTTTATGAAGCGTTGCTGGGATTCTATCGTGCCACGGCATTAGATGTAGTAGATCCTGTAGCATTTAAAGTTTGGCTTCAGTCAGAAACAGATATTTATAATGCTCTTGGTGGCGACACCGGACTATCAATCATGCTTGACTTTGTTCTTGGTATTGATGTTGGAAGTAAGGAGTCTGTTTTAGAGCTAATTAAGCACAAAGCAAATAAGCGAAAACAGATAAATTATCTACAAGAACTACAGATACTAATAAACAAAAAGGGCCTTAAGTCTGAAGAAGATACCTCAAGAATATCAGAGTTAACTTCAAAGATTAAAGACTTGGAAAACTCTATAAAGTACAATCCATTTGATAAGCTAACCACTGCTTCAGATATTATGTCTAGGGCGGATGATCTGCTCGATATACCAAGCTTTATGCCAACGCAATTTAAGGCTCTAAATAAAGCAATGGGTTATACTGAAGATGGTGGATTTTTTAAGGGAGCTGTTCATGCAATCATTGCTCCATCAGGAAAAGGCAAAAGTACATTTGCAAAGTGTTTGGCCAATCATTGGTTAGACACTGGTCATAGAGTTCTGTATGTAAATTTCGAAGAAGCTGTTGGCCACTGGGAAAGAATATTGATGACCCAGATTATAGGTAAGAATGTATATTCTGAAGCGGAAAAGTGGTCAGAAAAAGAAAAGCTAGATTACATATCTATTTTTAAGTCTAGATTAGAAAAATGGGGTGATCGCCTTATGGTTAGGCATGACCCTGATACCCCATATTTTGAGGATCTGGAATTTTGGCTTAGAGATTTAATAGGCCATGCAGACAAGGTTCCTGATGTTTTGATCATCGACACAATACAGTCGATGTTTACCAGAGGCAATGGAAAAGGCAAGCCACGATGGGGCGAATTTGAAGAGATGATGGTTAAGCTGGAAAAGCTAGCTAGAGATATGAATTGCGCTCTAATAATAACTGCGCAAGAAAATGCCAATCGAATGAAAGAAAGAAGAGAGGTTGTCCAGCAGTCTGACACTGGTGGCTCTCTTGCCATTCAGCAAAAACTGAAAGTACAGATTTGCAAGATCTGCTTAATGGAGAAGGATTTGATTGATGTTAGATTTAACTACTGATTCAATAAAAGACTTTCAAACTTGTGAAAGATTATATGATTATAGGTATCAGGAAAAACTTCCAGAGACAATTTACTCTAGAGATCTTTATACATTGAAGTTTGAAAATAGTTTAAAGAGTATAATAAATTTTTTTTGGTTCAAAAAACAAGCGGGGATTACACCTTCTTATTCTTCTCTTCTAAATAGATGGGAAAAAATCTGGTTTCCAAAAGATACAACCCATTATGATCTAATGACAGAGCAGCATGAAAGTGCATACGGCAATATGTCGAGCTTAACTACACAGGCAGCAAATACTCTTCTTAATTTTCACGACACATATAGTCAACTAGACGCAATTCCAATTTCTATTGGGGATGAATACGTTGTGACTGTAGATAAAACGGTGAGAATACATGATAAATTTGATTTAATATACAGACATGCTGGACAAAATTATGTTGTTAAATTCATTTTTAATTACAAAAACAGTTATAGGCAGATCTATCAAGTTGATTTTTCTTCAATGTATTTAGCTTTTAAAAATCTTCATTCTGAAAAGCTGTCATCAACAAAGTTTGGTTATGTAGATTTAATGTCTACTAATTTAAAATTTAATGAATACGAAATAACTGAACAGGATATTGAGTCAATTAATTATTGGTGCGCTACAATAGAAGACAAAGATATTTTTGCACCTAGAAGAGGTTTAACGTATTATTGCAAAAAGTGCCCATTTGATACACCTTGTTCAAAATGGTCTTTCCCAAGTCAAGTAAAGTAAAGGTAAAGTGAGTATTGTATTATGGCTAAAAATTTCTTAGATGAAATTCTAAAAGAAGATAAAAAAAGTGTTTTTGAAACAGAAAACGACGTATTGAATCAACTGATAGATGAGATAAATCTAATTACTGATGACGCAATAGTTTCTTTTGTTAGGTCTGTTTTATTGAAAGCAGAAATTTTTTGGGACATTCCTTCTAGTTTTTCTGGAAAGTATCATCCAGCAGATGAGCATGGTCATGGTGGCAATGTCCTGCACACAAAAAGAGTAGTCAGAGTTGCTTGCATTTTAGCTGATTCTTATTCTTTATCAGATGATGAAAGAAATATAATCATAGCTGCATGCTTGCTTCATGATGTAACTAAGGGTATTCCGGATTTTAATGATCCATCTTCTTTTCACTATGACCCAATGCACCCTTATACGGTGGCTAAATTTGTGCAGAACTGCCAGATGTATGATAAAGAATATGGAAATGATTCCCAGTCAACAAGTCTGTTTATAGCAGAAGAGTCTATACAGGCGATACTAAGACTAGTTAGGTGCCACCTAGGGCCATGGTCTCCGGTTCCAGAAACATATCCAATTACGTACCTAGATTATATTGTGCACATTGCTGATAATATAGCAAGTAAGATCCATACAGTTATAGAAGATAGTGAGCTTATAAATGAAAAATGGAGAAAGCAAGCTGACTAAAGATCAGCGTATTGTAAATAGAACGTTTATTTTAAATCATTTAGATGATATAATCAAAGAGTCAGTATATTACAGAACGAATGCAGACAACATCTCGGAAGAGGTTGTTGCAAAAATTAATATTTATAGCGATACCAAGGTGAAGATACTGTGAAGATGCCAGATGACCAGTCTAAATATATTTCTAACTGGAAATACTTTGAAATAGCAAAGTATGTTAAGAATTTAGATAGAGTTATTAGAATTAAGAATAACGATCTCCCAGTTCTAATAACTGATGTGGAGTTAGACAATTTTGTAAAACAAAACGATAACACAGGGTTATACACTTCAATATGGAGATATAACGACAAGAGCCTGGATTCTGCTACTAGATTAGCTTCTCTTTACTTTGATATTGATAATAAAGATCAACAAAAGTCTTTAAATGACTGCATAAAGCTTTATGAATATTTGTCTAATTTTATACCCAAACATTCTATCGTTGTTTACTTTACAGGGAAAAAGGGTTTCCACATTGAATGTGAAGCAATAGCCCTTGGTATAAACCCATCAAACAACTTACCAAATATATTTAGATTCATAGCAGAAAATATTAAATCTAAATTAGGCATTGAATCTTTAGATTTTAGCGTATATGACGCAAGAAGAATGTGGAGATTAGCTGGCAGTATACACCAGGAGACTGGTTTATATAAAAATATAATTTCTGAAGAAAGATTAAAATCCGGCCTGGAAGCAATTATAGATTATTGCAAGAGCCCCTCTGAAAACATAGTGCCAGAGCAGCAGTTCAGCGCCAAAGCCAATGAGTGGTTTAGGGGTTTTACGTACGAGTTAGAAGTGCACAA